GGAGATTAATACGCAGTGATCTGCAATTAGACTAGGCGGTGTAAAGCTGCCTAGTCAATCAATAATGAAATATATTTTAATTTTATATATGTGTAGTATGAATACTGGTCAGTGTCCTAACAGCACTATCTCAGGTTATCAATTCTCATCGCACTATGATTGTGTAAATGCTGGTTACGCTCTTGCACAAAGTACATTTAGAAATTTAAAAGAAATCGAAGAGTGGGATTTAGAGTACATAAATAAAAATAAAATAGTAGTTAAATTTGACTGTAAAGAATTAGGAGCAAAAATATAATGGCATCAGTAGTAGACATTTGTAATTCAGCTTTAAACTTTTTAGGAGCTTCAACAATATCAGCATTAACTGAAGATAGTAAAAATGCTAGATTATGTAATCAGAGATATGAGCCTATAAGAAATAGAACTTTTAGATCTCATGCTTGGAACTTTGCAACAAAGAGAGTTGAATTAGCAAAAGATAGTGATGCTCCAGTAGTAGAGTATGCAAATCAATATACTCTACCATCTGATTGCCTTAGAGTTTTAAAAATTCATACTGGATCTACAGACAGTATTAAATCAACAATAGATTACGTTGTAGAAGGTAGAAAAATAAAGACTGATGAAGGTACTGTTTTCCTTGTATATATTGCCTTAATTACAGATCCTAACGAATACGATACTTATTTTAACGAAGCATTATCAGCAGCTTTGGCAGCAGATATAGCTTATGCAATAACTAATAACGCAACATTAGCAAATAACTATCAAGCTTTAGCTGATGAAAGATTAAGAGAAGCTAGATTTGTTGATGCTACAGAAAACAGTTTAGGAACTGTTGAGAGTAACGAATTTACTGACGCGAGATTATAATGCCAAGAACAACACTTGCTTTAACAAGTTTTGTTTCTGGAGAACTTGGAGACAAATTATCTGGTAGAACAGATTTTGCCAAGTATGCTTCTGGAGCAAAACAACTTACAAATTTTTTAGTACATCCTCAAGGAGCTGCTACAAGAAGAGTAGGTACTCAGTTTATTTCTGAAGTTAAAGATAGTTCTAAAAAAACAAGACTGATACCTTTTGAATTTTCGACAGTACAAACTTATGTACTTGAATTTGGTAATCAGTACATGAGAGTTTACAAAGATAAAGGTCAAGTCTTATCTGGTGGATCTGCATTTGAAATATCTACTCCTTATTTAGAAGCTGAATTATTTGAAATAAAATTTGCTCAGTCTGCTGACGTGATGTACATCTGCCATCCAAACCATGATGCTAGAAAACTTTCTAGAACTGGCCATACATCTTGGAGCTTAGACCAAATAGAATTTACTGATGGTCCTTATTTAGTTGCCAATTCATCAGCAACTACAATGACACCGTCAGCAACCACTGGAAATATAACTATCACCGCATCAGCTTCAACTTTTGCTTCGACTGATGTTGATAGACTTATAAATTTTTCTAACGGTTATGCTAAAATTACTGGGTTCACTTCTGCTACTGTTGTAAATGCAACTGTAAAAGATGACTTCGATAATACGAGTGCAGTAACAAATTGGAAGCTTGGAGCTTTCTCAGATACTACTGGACATCCATCAACAGTTTCTTTCTTTGAACAAAGATTAGTTTTTGCTGGAACTACATCAGAACCACAAACATTATATTTTTCAAAGTCTGGTGATTATGAAAACATGACCACTGGTACTGCAGCTGACGATGCCATGGTTTATACTATTGCATCAAACCAAGTAAATAGAATTAGATATTTAAAATCTGTAAGAACTTTAATTGTAGGTACGACTGGGGGGGAGTTTACCGTATCGGCTGATGGGACTAACGCAGCTGTAACTCCAACAAATGTCACTATTCAAAAACAAAGTTCATACGGAACTGCTGATGTAGATGCTGTAACTGCTGGTAACGCCACGTTATTTTTACAAAAAGCAAAAAGAAAAATTAGAGAATTAAGTTATAACTTTGACAGTGACGGTTACGTTGCTCCTGATTTAACTATTCTAAATGATATAGTTACTAAGTCAGGTATCAACGAAATGGCTTATCAGCAAGAACCTGACAGTATTTTATGGTGTGTAAGAGATGATGGCGTATTTGCAGGATTAACTTACCAGAGATCTGAGAATGTTGTTGCATGGCATCAACATAAATTAGGTGGTAATTTTGGTACTGGAGACAGTGCTACTGGATATGGAGTTGTTGAGAGTGTTGCCAGTATTTCTGGAACATTAACTGAAGATCAGCTTTGGGTTATTGTAAAAAGAACAATAAATGGAGCTACTAAGAGATATGTAGAGTGTTTTGCAGATTTCGATTTTGACGAAACTACATCAACAGATTTTAGATTTTTGGACAGTCACTTAACTTATAGTGGCGGTTCAACCACCACGTTGAGCGGTCTTTCTCATTTAGAAGGACAAGTTGTTTCTATCCTAGCGGATGGTTCAACACATGCTGACAAAACAGTAAGCTCAGGCTCGATAACACTTGATCGATCAGTAACGAGTGCGGTGGTCGGATTAAATTACGATAGTGTTTTACAAACAATGAGAATTGAAGGAGGAGCTGCAGAAGGAACAGCTCAAGGTAAAACAAAAAGAATTTCTAAAGTAGTATTAAGACTATTTGAAACAGTGGGAGCAAAAGTAGGACCAAGCTTATCAAGCTTAGAAACTATTCCGTTTAGAACTACATCTGATCCTTTAGGTTCTCCAGTATCAACTTTAGTTGCTGGTGATAAAGAGATTGAGTTTAGAGATGATTACAACACGGATGGATTTATTTTTGTAAAACAAGATCAGCCTTTACCTCTATCGCTATTGGCTATTTATCCAACTGTTGTAACCAGCGATGGATAGATTTGAAATAGTTCCTTACAAAACTGGTCATGGTAAAGACATGATTGCTTTTGGACTGAACGATAAATTGATGGATTATGATGCAACATTTGAAGAAAATAGGATCGACTTTGCTTTGGCTGGCTTATCATTTACTTTACTATGTAATAGTGAGCCTGTCTGCAGTGGTGGCATTGTTCCTTTATGGCATGGAGTGGCTGAAGGATGGGTTATCTCAAGCAAAAGAATATATAAAAACAGAATTAGATCAGCGAGATTAATTAAAAAGAGAATGGATATTCTCTGCTCAGCTAATAAAATTTGGCGGTTACAAACATCAGTAAAAGCTAATTTTAATATGGGCTTAAGATTTGCTGAGTTTCTTGGATTAAAAAACGAAGGACTTATGATCGCCTATGGTCCTGACAAATCAGATTATTTAAGGATGGCAAAGATTTATTTATGAGTTTTATTGGTAATTTCGCTGCAGCAGATGCAGCCAAAAAGATAGGAAGATACAACAATGAATTATATCAAACTCAAGCTGACTATCAGGCCGCAAAAGCAAGAATAAGAAAAAAAACTTACGATCAAGTTACAAGACCTTTATTAGTAAAAAACTTTAAAAAACAATATTCAGCTTTTAAAGTTAATGCTCTTAATACTGGAGCTGAGTTAAGAGAAGGTGAAAGCACATATCTTGCAGCTTTAGAATTTAGAATTAATCAAGCAACAGATTTAGTAATCAACGATTACAATGCAGAGATGGATAATATGGAACAATTAAATCAATCCATATTACTTGCAGCTAAAGGAACTGGCGAAGCTTTCAAAGGAGATCTAACAGCTAGAACAGAAACTATAAAAGGTTTCGCATCTTTATTATCAACAGCAAACAGTTTTGGAGCAATTGGATAATGGCAGTCTTAAAAATTTATGAAAGTCAAACAAGAGTAAAAGATCCTCAAGTTGCACAAACTGGAGCTTTAACTTTACCAGTTGGTCTAGCAACTAATTACGGCAAAGCTATAAGTAGTGTTGGAGCTGTAGTAGAAAAGATTGCTTTAGAAAATAAAGCTGAAGAAGATGCAAACGAAGCATCAGACATTATTACTGGTGTTAATCAAAAGATTGCTGAAAACTATAATAAGTATTCTAAGAGTTTAAAAACAGAAGATGTCTTAAATTTTACAAACGATTTAAATGACATTGAATTTGAAGGATCTAATAAACAAGTAAACGAGCTAGTTAATAAACATATTAGAAAACAAGCTAACTCTTTAAGTTTAGATCTTACAAAAAAAATTCTTGGTAATTCAGTTTCAAAATCTAGATCCAGAAAAGATGATGAAATATTAAGGCACATACAAGATATGACCAGCTCAGATCCAGTTAAAAGATTTACTGGTGGAAAAAATTATAATGCTTTTTTTACAAGTGCTGAAAATATAACTTTTTATGGTGAAGAAGAGATTAAGAAAAAAAAGAAAGAATACGATCAACTACTTTTAAAAAATACTTTTATAAAAAAAATAGATAATAGAGAAATAGATTTATTAGATCCAAAAGTAATTAAAGAAATCAAAGAAAATTTTGGTGATCTTGGATCAAAAAGTTTATTAGAAAAAGCCAGAGCCAAAAAAATATCTGATATTCTTGATGAAGAACAAAACGAAATTAGAAACGAAAAAAATGTATACTTAAATCAATTAACCAACTTTACTAAATTAATTGATAATTTAAATAGAGGTAAATACGATAACACTGTTACCAGACCTACATTGGACCAGATCCATGATTTATATGATTTAGGTAACTTGAATACCACTCAATATAATGCGTTAGTTAAATTTTATTCTATAGGTGCAGAAAGTACAGATTATGAGCTTTTAGATATTATTAATACTCAGATAGCAGCCGCAAGAAACGTAACTGATTTAGATGATGTACAGAGAGCTTTAACAGAAGATAGAAGTATTCTTGAAAGAGTTGATCCTAATCAGGTTGTTGATTTTCATAACCTTATAGAAAAATATAAAGGTGATGTACTTGGTATAACTGATTATAAAAAATACCAAGAACTTCTGAAAACGCATGTAGGAGATATAGATAGAGTTGTAACTTTTACATCTACAGGTGCAAATAATGCTGGAGAAAAGATAAAATCCATGAACGCACTAGAAGAGTACAATAGACATATAACTAATGGCGAAAATCCAGAAGATGCTTATTTAGAAGTTATATCTAAATTTTCAGAAAAAGAATTACCTAAACCTGAAGATCTTCCAATGCCAATTGGTTTTGAACTGACAAGTGTAAAAGAAAGTTTAAATAAAAATCCAGATAATGCTTTCGATACTCTTTACAAAAAAGCAGTAGATAAATTTAAAAAAGATGGAAACTTAGAAGAGTATAAAGAAAACATAAAGAGATTGGATTTTATTCAAGATGTTTTCAAAGTAAGAAAATCAATATTTCCTGAAGGCGATCTAGATTATTTAGGTAAATTTAAAATTAAGAAAGCTAAAAAAGGTGGAGATAAACCAAAGAAAAAAGGTTTTACAGAAAGCATCAAAGAAGGTTTTAACGACATCAAGGAATATTTTAATTAATGACAGAAATAAATTTAATAGATGACTTTTATCTACCTTATAAAAAGCAAGAAGAAAGTTATGCAAGCAAAGAATATAGATTGCTTTTAGATAATGATATTGATCCTGCAAAAGTTATTGGCCTTGAGCCTAATCATGAAGCTGGAGTAATAAATTTAGGTAAAGAGGAAGAAGGTCAAAAAGAGCGTTTATTTGATGAAACTGTAGATTTTATTGGATCTATACCAAAAGACTTAGCAATAGCTGCTGCAAGAGGTGCTGTTAATGGTTTTGATTTTATAAAGGATGCAGCTGAAGCAATAACTTATGGAAATACACTAACTCCAGATGACAGTATTTTTAAGTTTTTAGAGGAAAAAGTTAATACAGCCAGAACATCTTTAGATAGCTTTGATAAAGATGATCCAATGGTTGCAAAGCTAATTGGAGTTATAGGTCAAGATGCTGCTTATGTTTATCCAATACATAAGAAACTTAAAAGCCTTGGTATTCCAAAACAATACGCTTTACCACTTGCTTTTGCTGCAGGATCTACATTAGCTTTTGAAGGTAAAAGTAGCTTTCTTTTAGATACAGAAACTATCAATGGTCTTAAATCTGCAATCAATCTTAAACCAGATACACCAGCAGAAGAGATGTTTGATAAGTTAGTTCAGTTTGTAGAATATTCAGGCATGGGTTTTGCTTTCAATAAAATAAATCCAATATTCAAAGAATTAAAAAAGATAGATGTACAAAAAGCATCTACGGTAACAGCTGGTAGTGCTGCTGCTGGAGCTGCTGCGATAGAAGTCCAAGACAATATACAAAACAATATTATTTCAGATCAAACAGAAAAAGAGTAATAAATAACTATCCTCAGATAATTATTTTCTCCTCAATCAGGAATTTACATACATGGTTAATATACGAGAGATTGGTAAAAAATTTACCAAAGATGAAGCTAAAGAATTATTAGAAAAATCTAAACAAATTATTGATGACAAAGTTTTAGGTGAAAACTTTAAGAGAAATAAACTTCTTAATAAAAAAAATGAAGTTAAGTCAGATGTTAAAGTTGATAATAAACCAGAAGAAACTATCAACAATGAGCTAGTAACTAAAATAGAAACTAAAACTAAGTTACCAAAAGTAGACGCTCAAAAATCAGATGACATTTTATTTAAGGTAAAAAAAGGAGGCAAGATTACTCCTACGATGCTTGACGATTTCAATATCGACAAGATGAACAGCAAAGATGATATTATAAAATTTATTGATGAAGTTGCTAAGAAGTATGCAAAAGATATAAATGTTAGAAAAAGAGGTGTTCAATCCAATGAAGAAACAATTGCTCTTTCTAAGTTACTTCAAAAGGACCAAACAAAATTAACAAACACTCTGCTTAACCTTAACAAAGGTGAAACTTTAAATGCAGAATACATATTAGCAACAAGAGAATTAGTTGAGGCTTCTTATAGAAAACTAGACGAACTTGCTATCAAAGCTGTAGATGGAGACGATGCAGCTGTTCTAGCTTTTAGACAGCACATGGCATTAACGTCTGAGCTAACAAAGATTTTAAAAGGTGTACAAACTGAAACTGGTAGAGCGTTACAACAGTTTAGGATTAAAACAAGTGGCGATCAAAGATTTGGAAAAGTTAACATCGAAGAGCTAAATAGAAGAGATTTACTTATTGAAATTGGCGGTGTTGATGAACTTAAAGGTTTTGCAAAAGTTTATCTTAATGAAGTTCAAACTGGCAAAGGTAGAGTTAAACTTGTTGAAGGTGTTGGATCTGCAACTAAAATATCAGAAGCATTCTCAGAAGCCTTTATAAATGCGATTTTATCTAATCCTTTAACACATGTAAGAAACACTGCTGGTAACTGGATTACTCAAGGAATTATTCAAGCCGAGAGAAAAGTAGCATCTAGATTTATGGGTGATGCTCAAAGAGGTGGAGTAGCTGAATACGAAGATATTGCTAAAGCATTTGGTAAAACTCAAGCTTATACTGAAATGTGGGCTGCTATTAGTAAGTCACTTAAACAAGGTAAGTTTCCAACTATAGATAGTCAAATAACTGGTAACAAAGTTGAGATAAGACCAGCAAAATTTACTGCAGCAAACTTTAATATAGAAAATAAAACAGCTGCAAACTTTTTTGACTTTGGCGGTAAATTATTAACTTTAAATAGAATACCAACAAAGTTTCTTACTCAGGCAGATAATTATTTTAAAAATTTAGAATATCGATCTGAACTGTATGCAATAGCTTATAGAGATACTGTAAAGTTAATTAGAGATGGTAACTTAGCAAAAGATAAAGCTGCTGCATACCTTGCAGACTTAGTTGTTAATCCAACTAAGAAAATGACTGAACAAGCATTTGAAGCTGCAAAGTATTCTACGTTTCAAACAAAACTTGGAACAAGAGGAGACTTTTTAGATTTAGGAGCAAAACTACAATCATTAAAAGGATCTTCAGGACCAGCTCAGTTTTTCTTTAACTATTATTTACCATTTATTCAAACTCCAACTAACGTAGCTGGATTTGTTTTAGAAAGATTTCCAATCGCTAACTTAGCGTTAAAAAGTTACAGACGAGATTTGTTAGGTAATGATCCAGTTGCTAAGCAACAAGCTATGGCCAAGATGATGCTTGGTACTGCTTTCTTTACAACAGTTATGGGTATGACTTACGGTGGTTATGCTACTGGTACTTCACCTGAACTTGGAACAGATTTTAAATTAAAAGGTTCTAAGTATGCCATGATGAAAACTTTAGGTTACGGCAAAGGTACTTTGAATATTCCTTACGGAGACGAGACTTTTAGAATTAATATGCAGAATATTGCATTTGATCCAGTTGCTATGGCTTTCAAACAAGCAGCAGACTTATCAGCAATTTTGCAAATGGGTTTTAAAGATAGAGATCAAGTTGATGATTATATTAGAATGCTCACTGCATTTGTTTATTCAACTGGTGAAAATCTTGCATCTTCAACTTTCATGTCAGGAGTTAGTAAAGCAGTAAGTGATTATCAATCTTTTGAAAATTTAGGATTTAAAAAAGGTGGTGAAAGATGGGGAAAAGGTATCGGAGTTAGTTTAATTCCAAGTATTTTTAAACAAGGTGGAAAAATATACGGTGCATTTACAGATACTAACTATCAGAAGATTGCAGTTGAATTTGATGAGTATGTTGCAAAAGCACTTAATTTTGCTGAATTAAATAAGCAATACGATTATTTAGGTAAAGAAGTTGAAGGTTTTGGTGCTTATACAGTAGAGAAGAAAAGTCCAATTTTAGATGAATGGCTTGCTACTAGAGTTGAATTAACACCAATAAAAAAAGGTAAAACCTTTAGCAAAAACGGACTAAGCGCAACTGTAGAATTTACAAGTGATGAATTTAGTTTCTTACAATTAAGATCTGGCGAGTACAACGAACAAAACATGCCAACTCTTTTTGAGAGTGAAGAGTATCAAGAGGCAGATAATTTTTACAAACAAGCATTAATTAAAGATGTTCATTCAAAATCTAAAAAAGCTGCTTATGCAGATTTAATTGGACAAGAGTTTGACGAAAGCCTTGGAGCTTACGAGTTTGCAGAAAATTCAGCAACAAGAATAAACGATAAAGCAAAAGAAGTTTTTGAAAACAAAGTCATATCACTCAACTTTGGCGAGCCATTATTACGAGATTATTTTACGGAGGAATAATAAATGACAATATCAACAACCACTATAAAAAACAGTTTTAGTGGAAACGGATCTACATCCGCGTTTACTTACACATTTAAAATCTCAGCAATAACTGAGATGCAAGTTATTATAAGAACAGACAGCACTGGAGTTGAGACTGTTAAAAGTGAAGGTACTCACTACAACACCGCTGGAGCTGGTAACTCAGGCGGAGGTACTGTTACATTTACGTCTGGAAATATTCCTGCTTCTGGAGAGACTGTTGTATTAAGAAGAGTTACACCACAAACTCAAGGCTTGGATCTAATTGAAAACGATCCTATGCCAGCTGAAAATATTGAAACAGCTTATGATAAACTAACTGCGATCGGACAAGAATTACAAGAACAAGTTGATAGATCTATAAAAATTTCTAGAACAAACACAATTTCCAGTACAGAGTTTACTAACTCTGCAACTGACAGAGCTTCAAAAGTTTTAGCGTTTGATAGTTCAGGTGAGCTTTCTGTTGCTCAAGAACTTGGAGAGTTTAAAGGTAACTGGGCTGCTTCTACTGCTTATGTAGAAAGAGATTTAGTCAAAGATACATCGACTAATAATATATTTATTGTTAATGCTGCTCACACATCATCTGGATCGCAACCATTAACAACCAATACTAATTCTGCAAAATACGATTTAATTGTTGATGCTGCTTCTGCCACTACTTCGGCTACCAATGCTGCATCATCTGCAACGGCTGCAGCCTCTTCGGCAACCGCAGCTGCAGGCTCAGCATCCACTGCTTCTACGCAAGCATCCAACGCATCCACGTCTGCTAGCACGGCATCGACACAAGCAACCAACGCTGCATCATCAGCTACGGCAGCTGCATCTTCGGCTTCAGCGGCATCGACCTCTGCAACCAACGCTGCAACGTCAGCTACGGCAGCAGCAAGTTCTGCAGCAGCAGCGGCTTCTGGAGCTTCATCAGTAAAGGTCTCTGCAAATGACACTACTGCTGGATTATTGCTTGCTAAGCTAACAGCTGGATCAAACATAACTTTAACAGAAACCAACGATGGAGGTAATGAAACTGTAACTATTGTAGCTGCAGATAACTCAATACCTTTTGCAATCGCTTTAGGAGGATAATAAATGGCAAATAACTTTTCAGACGCTACGGTAGCAATTTCTAATAATTCGCTAACGACAATTTTTACTGCTAGCAATAAGTCTCTGGTTATAGCTGGAACTTTATCTAACACTGGTGGAACGGCAATCAATGTAACTTTGAAAAAAAGAGATGCTTCTGCATCAACAGATTTTTCAATTCTTACTAATGCGCCAATACCAAGTGGATCATCTTTAGAACTACCAAAAATAGTTTTACAGAGTTCAGATATAATCAAAGCTCAATCAGACAACTCTAGTGGAAACTTAACTGTAGCTCTTCAACTATTAACAGACGTATCTTAACATGACAAAATATATAGGTAACGTGCCGTCAGCTGTTCCACTGACGAGCGCAGACATAACAGATGGAATAATATCAACTGCAAAAGTAGGAGCTGATGCTATTACTGAAGCTAAGATTGCTGACACTGCAATTGAGAATGAACACTTAAACGCAAATGTAATAACTGGACAAACAGCTCTAACTTCTGAGCCAGACGATACTGATGAATTTATCCTATCAGATAACGGAGTTCTAAAAAGAATTGATTACTCATTAATAAAAGCATCACCAGCTGGATTAGTAAAAATATCAACTGTTACAGCTAGTGATAGCGCAAATGTTGATTTTGATAATTTAGCATCTACTTATAGCATGTATATAATTATAGGTAGCCAAATAAGATTAGCGACTGCTGGTGCTAATTTTGAAATAAATTTTGGAACAGATGGCAGCACATATTCAGCCAATAAAACTTCAGCTTATTTTCATCAATATAATAATGAAGGTGATAGCGATTTAGGTAGTGGCACTCAAGGATCTGCTTCACATGGCAATTCAGGTGGAAATCAAGAAATTATGAGAGGTTTAAATAATAATGGTACTTATGGAAAAGCTGGACAATTTAGAGGTTATATAAGTGGATTAGGTCAAGGTGGAAACTATGCTTCTTTTGATTTTTTTTCATCTTATTTCATGAATACAAATCATGCTTACGGAGTAAGAGTTAATGGACAAGTACAAGCAGCAGCAGATTGTATTAGATTTATTCCATCATCAGGAAATATTGCAACAGGAGTTTTTACTTTATTTGGAGTTAATCAATAATGACATACACACATAAAATTAAAAATGGAGTTAAAGTAGAATTAACAGCAGATGAAATTGCTGTTTTAGAAAGCAGAGATGCTGAGTGGAAATCTAAAGCATTAGACAGAGCTTTAGAAAATTTAAGAGAAAAACGAAATAGATTGTTGGCTCAAACAGATTGGATGGCTAACTCTGATGTAACTATGAGTAATGATTGGAAAACTTATAGGCAACAGTTAAGAGATTTACCATCTGGATTAGATACAGTTGAAAAAGTTAATGCAATAGAATTTCCAACAAAACCAGAGGAGAAATAATGTCATATTTAGGAAGAGATGTAGATAAAATTAGCAATATAGAGAAATTAGATAATATAACTTTTGATGGATCTAGCAGTTATACTTTACAAAAAAGCAGTACAAATTTTGTACCATCCTCTGCCAATGCAATACTTTTGTCAATTGATGGAGTGGTCCAGTCTGGAAACTTTACTGTATCAGGATCAACAATAGATTTTGGAACAGCTGTAGCTGGAACTTCTACATGTAATTTTATTCTTCATTTAGGAGTTGGATTAATAACAGCTCCAGCAGATAACGGTGTTACTACAGCAAAAATTGCTGATGATGCTGTTACAGAAGCTAAATTAAATTTAATATCGACTAGCTCAGTACCAAGCTTAGAAGCAAAAGGAGATGGAAGTTCTCAAGATGGTTACATCCAACTAAACTGTTCTCAAAATTCTCACGGTATAAAATTAAAATCACCACCTCATAGTGCTGGTCAAAGTTACACTTTAACTTTTCCACAATCTATTTCAGCAGATACATTTTTAAAAACAGATGGCTCTGGTAATCTTAGCTTTGCTGCTGCTGGTGGAATTACAGAAGCAGATCTTTATCGACATACCACATCTTTAACAATATCATCAGAGACTACAGTAACAGCTTGGGAAAGACCAGACGATCAAAGTAACAGCACTAACACTTTTGCTTACATCGGAACTGGAATGTCTCATAGCTCAGGAACATTTACTTTTCCATCTACAGGAATTTATTTAGTAAGATTTATTGCAAAACTTCAATGGGTAGACACTAATGCGTTTTATGGAAGAATTTATGGAACAAAAAATAATTCTTCTTATGATAAAATTGCATCTGCTGATAGTTATGGTGTAGGTGGCTACAATAATACAGTAGTCACAGAAACTTTTTTTGATGTTACCGATGTTTCAAATGACAAAATTCAGTTTAGAGCTGGAGAAAGTAGCAGTTGTAATTTACTAGGTAATACTGATTTTAACCAAACAACTGCAACTTTTATACGATTAGGAGACACTTAAAATGGATAGAGATTATTTTCAAGAAGCACTTCAAACTTTTAATAATGGTAATTGGTATTTATTTAAAAAAGATTGGACAGGCGAAAAAAGAATGTCCTATGAAAATTTAATTATTATTAAAGATGGTGCAACCATGCCAAGTGAAGCTGATGTGAATGCAAAGATACAAGAACTCAAAGATGCAGAAACAACAGCAGCTAACAAAAAGGCATCTGGTAAACAAAAATTAAAAGACTTAGGTCTTGATGATGATGAGATCAAAGCATTAATAGGAGAATAATAAATGGCAATAATAAAAATAGGATCACCAGCGATAACATCACTGCCAGCAATAAGTGGTGCAAATTTAACAAACTTACCAGCTGCCAATATTACTGGTACTCTTCCAGCTATTAGTGGAGCAAACTTAACTGGTCTTGCAGCTCCAAAAATTATTAACCATGCTTACGATTTTTCATCTCCAGATGAAAGTACGACATCAAGCTCTGCTGTTGATGTTCCTTCAAACAAAGGCAGAGTTTCTTATACGACTGTTGGGACTAATAGTAATTTTCTAGTTCAATATATGTTTAATTACAAACAAACTGGAAACCATCCTAATTATTTTTACTTTTTCAATGTAAAATATAAAATTGTAAAACAATCAGATAGCTCAGTATTAGTAACTGGAAACAGTAGAGCCTTATGTCATAATATAAATGAAGGTACTCTAATTACAAACGCTGACAGTGTTTCACAAACAGAACTTTTAGATCCAGGAACTTTAGCAAGTGGAACTGCATTGTATTTTCAACCGCAATTTCAAACTCAAGCAACTGGAACTTTAAAACATTTACAATTAAATATCTATGAGGTAGCTCCATAATGTCATTAACAAATTCTGAAAAAATTATAAAAGCAATATTAAATATAAATCCAAACGCAAAAGTTATTGTTGGTAATACTTTAGACAAAATAACTTGGCTAGAAGATACAGCTCCAATACCAAGAGAAGATATAGAGAGAGAGTATAACAAAATTAACAACGCAACTTCTGAAGAACATTATACAACTAAAAGACTTGGAGAATATCCACATTGGCAAGAATGTATTCATGCTCTTTTAGATGGTGGAGAGACTTTAGAAAATTTACAAGCTTTAAGAAAATCAATTAAAGAAAAATATCCTAAAAATTAATCATGATTGAAACTGAAGATACAATAAGAAAACTAGACAAAGACGTTGCTCTAATAAAACAGAAATTAGACATATTAGAAAACAATCATCTAGCGCATATTAAAAAAGATGTAGATAGAATTTTATATATCTTAGGCGCTGTAGGTATTGTTGTTTTAGGTGAACTCTTTGTCTTATTAAATGCAGTTTTATAATAGAGGTATCAAAGCTCATCTATTAGCAGCTCAACATCTGATAGATGACGATCACTTTGTATTCACAAATTTTTGTGGAATAGGTCCGATCGATCTAATCAGATTAAATATTCATACTGGAATTTCAGAACTCTTTGACGTGAAAACAGATAATGACGATCACCACCGAAAAAGAGAGAGAACAGAATTACAAATAAAATTAGGAGTTAAAAATTTATATGTCAACTTACGTAAGCGAACAATCCGAGTGGATGGAAAAGTGGAAGAACTTCAAACTTGATGAGTTCAAATGTAAATGTGGATGTGAGGAAGTTAAGATTAATTCTGACATGCTAGACCTAATACAAGAGGCTAGAGATGAACTTGGTCCTTTATCTATTACCAGTGGTTACAGATGTCCTTCTCATAATGCTAGTGTTAGCTCAACTGGTGAAGCTGGTCCTCATACGACTGGCCATAGTTTAGATATTTCTGTCAAAGATAGTCAGCATAGAAAACAATTAATAGACTGGTTTGCAACTAAAGTAACTGGTTTAGGAATAGCAAAATCATTTATCCATATTGATAACCTTACATCAGACAATGGTTTCGATATGAGACCTAACGCGTGGAAATATTAAAATGTGGTTTAGTGCAATTAAATTAGCTTTAAATGCAGGTACGCATATCTATAAAAAGAAGCAAGAAACAAAAATGATGATGGCTAATGCTCAAGCCGCACATGCTAAAAAAATGGCAGACGGAGAACTTGAGTATAGCGGAAAACTTTTAGAAGCAAGACAATCAGACTGGAAATTCTCT